GTTCTCTGCCCGTCTCGCGAGCCAACTCGTGCCGACCGCTTGCGGATGGCTCGAGAGCTTGTCGAGCTGGGCGTGGTTGTCAGAGAGCAGGGGTATGATCGCAAGAAGCCAAGGACAATACTGGTAGTTCCTGAGCTTCCCATCAAGGGCACGCCATTTACCCACAGTAACACCGTGGGAAATGTCGTGTTCACCGTGCGCGAACGGGTACTTGGACGCACGGAGGAGGGGGTCTGGAGACCAACTCTGCAACCTGAGCCGGGCGCTTTTCGCGACCCTAACCTTTTGGCGTTTCGGCGTAATGTCGTGCGCCACCTCAACCAACACTCACTCCCGCTAACGCAGGATGAATTCTGCGACAGTATGCGGGGTCGGAAGCGGGCGAGGTACTATGCCGCTAAGGCATCGTTGGAGGTGACACCGCTCAGGCGCTGTGACGCTTATGTTAGCGCCTTCATCAAACCAGAGAAGTGGTATGATTGGAAGGCGGGCAGGGCGATATCAGCACGTGACCCGCGGTACAACCTGGAGGTCGGTTGCTTCCTCAAACCGGCTGAGCACAGGACGTACTGGGCGATTGATCAGGCGTATGGTAGCCCCACGATTATGAAGGGGTACACGCCAGATCGCAGGGCAACGGTGCTGAAAGGGCACTGGAGTGCATTTCAGGACCCGGTGGCCGTGGGCCAAGATTTCAGCAAATTTGACCAGCATATCAGTGTCCCTGCTTTGCAATATGAGCACGGATTCTATACTAGTCAGTACAGGGGTGACGCCGAGTTGCAACGGCTGCTTTCTTGGCAGCTGCGAACAAAGTGTTACGCACAATGCACTGACGGAACGGTCAAGTACACTGCACGTGGTGGAAGGATGTCGGGGGACATGAACACCGCGCTGGGCAACTGCATTATTAGTGCAGCGCTAATCTGGGCCTACGCCCGCCAGGAGGGCATTCGGATAAGGGCCATCGTCGATGGCGATGACAGCGTCACTATCATGGAGCGCAAGGACCTGGCAAGATACATGGCGAACATTGTCGAATTCATGAGGTCGAAGGGGTTCATTCTCACTATGGAGGAGCCCGTTGATGTCCTCGGGAAGGTCGAGTTCTGCCAGTGTCGCTACGTTGAGGTCGACCCGCCCACGATGGTGCGTAACCCCGTGAAGGCAATCACCCACGATCATTTGTGGGTGGTGCGTGAGGGCATGCACCACGCTGATATCCTAGCTGCTACGGGGCTGGGAGGCCTGAGTCTTTATGGGAACGTGCCCATCCTCGGGGCCTATTACCACGCGCTTTCACGAGCGAGTAGCAATGGGCTTGCAACCTTGCGGCGCATGGAGCGGGAGTCGTCTTGGTTACGGGAAGCCACCTTTACCGGCGAGTACAGGGAGGTGACCGAGACGGCTCGTCTCTCGCTTTGGGAAGCCTGGGGCATTGCTCCAGAGGAGCAGAGACAGATGGAAAGCTTTTTTGAACAAGCTGACCTCCGCTACATGGCTAATCGCCAGAGATCCCAGGATCAAAATATGCTGACATTGCAAACATACTTCCCAAGTTTGAACGCCTACTTATAGACTAGAGCTATGAACAAGAATAGTAAGAAGCAGAAGAAGGCCACTGCTAAGAAGCGGCCCAATAGACAGCTTGCCGTGGCAAGGCCTGTGCCTTCCATGGATGGTAGGGTCCGCAACCATGTTCGCATGTTGCTGGACCCTTGCAACGCCCCGCTAGCGCCCACTGCCTATCGTGGCGCCGATGGTTTCATGACGCGGTTTAAGCGGGTGGATTCTTCAATGACCCACACGTCTACACCGTATTTCATTCATGTCTACTATCCAGCCTACAACAGCACTTGGGCGGGTGAGGTGGCTTCTGCCACCGCCGCGTTGACTCCCGCCTTTAACATCGCCGGACCGGGCCAGGCTTTTCTTCTGGCAAATGCTGACTCTCAGCGTGTTGTCTCAGCCTGCGTGCAGATGCAATACACTGGGAGCGAGTTGTACCGCCAAGGCATTGTTTTCAGAGGGGTTCTCCCAATTGCGGCCATTTCTGGTTCCTCCATTAATGAGCTGTGTGCACTCTGCCAGGCAACTGATAGGATGTCCGACAGCCAGTTGGAGACCAAGTGGATTCCGTCCCCGTCAGAGGAGGAGTACTGGGCAACCTCAAGTGTTGCTCCAGACGCAGTGGGAGACAGGAACGTTATCGTTACCATTATTCAAGGGAGTCTGAACATCGACATGACATTCAATTTCGTCACCACCTTGATTGGTGAGTGGCGGCCCAAGTTTGGCATCGGCATGCAGGTGCCCTCACCAAACACGCAGGACACACCCGCTGGTTTGGAGAAGGTCCGCACGACGATTGCCACGCTTGGCAATTGGTGGATCGGTGGAGCCAAGCTCTTGGCCCAAGTTGCCAAGACAGGGGCGCAAGCTGTCAACGCTACGAGGATTGCTGGAGCTGCCGCGCGAGTCGCAATGCTGACGCTTTAGGTGTCACATTGCTTCACGCTAAGGGTATGCTCTAGCGGGACAGGTGGGGGTGCTAGTTTATTCGACCACTGCAGAATGTGCAGGAGTCGGTGTCCACATTGGTACGCTGCCGTGGTCGATGACAACGATGCCCCCGCCGCAAGGTCGCTTGCCGCGCGACTCAAAAACACGGTCCATGCCGGCAAGCGCCGGCACGGGTGCGCCGACTGGTAGGCGCTGGCGAAGTTAAATCCAGGAACTTGGCCACAACCGAGCTGAAGTGAAGTACGTGCCTGGTGGCGGCCAGGCAGTTGACAAACGTAGCAGACGCTGGTTGTGGTATTACGAGATTCAACGAGGCGTTTCAGC